GATCCACAAGCTAAGGTTGGGTATGTAACGAAAGATATTAATAAAGATTTCAACGAGTATCATCTAAACCAGCTAAAAAAAATGTTCTATACAATCACAAAATCAATTGATTTTAATGATGAGGTATTTAAATCAAACGCTTCTGGTGAAGCTCGTAAATGGCAAATTATTGCCTTAGAAGCAAAAACAAATACAAAAGAGCAGTATTTCAGGGAAGGTTTAAAAGAAGTCGCTGAAACGATGGCAGCTTTCATTAAATTTAACGATAAGCTTGATTTAGATGTGTCTAAAATTGTGTTTACATTCAGTCGCAGTTTGCCAACAGATATTGGCTATCTTGCTGATGCATTGCCAAAACTTTCGCCGTTTCTATCTAAACGAACAATTATTAATCAGATTCCATTTGCTAAAGACCCAGATTATGAAATGGACTTGATGAATTTAGAACAAGGTCAAGATTATCCTAGTGGTGACTACAAACTAGGTGGTGCAGATAATGACGAAGAAGAAAACAACGGCTAGTGAACGTTACTGGGAAAAACGTCGTGAATTAGAAGACAAAGCACGCTTGAAACTGGAAAAGAAAACTCTTAGTGAACTAGAATCTGTTTTCGAACGTGCTTTAGTTAAAATTCAAAGACAGTTATTGGCACAAGCTGATTTACACGGTATTACTCAAAGTGAGATGCTAGAAGATTTTAGCAAACGAGACCAAGAGAAGTACCGTAAGTATATTGAGAAGAACTATGAAAAGTTGATGGAGTCTGACGAAGCTTATAAGCAGTTTATTGATGAGTATTTTCCATCTTACGACTATGCAAAAGTCAATCGTCTATTGCAATTACGAGCAGACATTTTTTCTACTCTTGCAGGTGAAGCAATCGCAAGCGACGTTAACGGTAAATTTAATAACGACTTAGAAAACATTACAAAACGAATCTACAATTCTAATTCTAATGCGTTGATGCAATTATTAGGCGGTTCAGCACCTGGATTAACTAAGAATGAACTAGAAAACATCATGAACTATCCGTGGAGCGGAAAAACATTTTCATCTCGTTTATGGGGCAATATATCAACCCTAGAGCAACGTTTGAGCAATTCCATTATTAATTCATTGGCAAGTGGTGGTGGGGTTGTGGAAGCTCTTAAAACGATGAAAAACGATGGTGTTATTAGCGGTATGTTTAAGTTGGAACAAGGAAAGTTTAATCGTTCGATTGAAAATCTTGTTAGAACGGAATATTCACATTTTGCGGTAGAAGGTGTAAGAAAATCGCTAAATGATGTAGGTGTTAAGCAAACACAAAGCTGGTCGGCAGAAGATGAACGTGTTTGTTCTATTTGTGGTAGACGTCATGGAAAAGAGATTAAAGATGATTGGCATCCACCGTATCATGGACGTTGCCGTTGTACTGAAATACCAATTGTTCCTGAAATTAGCGATGACATAGATAAATTGTATGAAGAGATGTTTGGTGATTTATTGGATGAATTTGCAAGTAAGCAGTGGGGCATTAAATTAAATCATCCAAAGGTTAGTGCAACTAAACTCGATTTAAAATCCGTATTAGACAAAACAAACATGCAAGAAGCTTTAGGAAAAGAAAATTATTCTAATTTTTTAGATCATTTAGATGGGATAACTGACCAAAGGGTGCTAAACTTAATAAACGTGATGGGGCATAAGTTGGAGTTTAAAGACATCAAAGAAGTAAGAGCATTTGCGCAAGGCAAATCAATTCAACTTAGTCAAAAATCATTTGATGGGGATAGGGGTGTTAATCCTTATCAAACAGTTTATCATGAGATAGGACATGCTTTGGATCATCTTGGGCTTGAAGTATTAACAGGAAAAAATACGATGCCGACAGGAAAACTAATAAAAAGAAAGCTAGGAAGACGAACCACTTTTATAGAAGAGCATATAACACACGCATCGTCACTTTCTGAGTATAACATTAAAGAAGCGCTAGAACGCGATTTTTGGAAATATGTTAACGGAGATTTGCCATCCTATAATGATTTAGGTAATAGACCTAGAAATGCGGATAAGAAAAAGGCTTATGATGACTTAAGGGCGGAAATTTATAAAAAAAATACAGAGAACTTACAAAAAACTAGAGAACGATTATCAAAAATAGTTAGGGAAAATCCTAACTCAGTATCCGCTATTTCAGATATGATTGAATCTATAGGTTCTTTAGGAGACTATCCGTTAGGTTTTGGTCACGGCAAGCGCTATTGGCAAACAACAGGTAGCACAGAATCGGAATTTTTTGCACATATGACAGAAGTGGTTGCTAACGATAAGTCAAGAGAATTAATGAAAGAGATTTTTCCGACAGCAGTAAGCCAATGGGAAAAATTAGTAGATGATATTTTAAAGGCGGTGAAATAAGTGTTTAGTTGCGAAGATGGCGCATGGTCTATTATTGATGATGCAGTTAAAAAGTATGAACAACATTTCCATGATGAGTTTCCAATATATGAATATATCGATGTAACAAAGAGTGATGACTTCGATTTTTCTATTCTAGGTGCAAAAAAATTAGCGAAATTCATTGATGAGCATATTAAAGAAAATAAATCGGTCCACGTCCCGTCAGATTACCACAGCAGACTTTACTAAGCACTTAAAGGATAACTTTGAGTGCTATTTTTATACCCTAAATTGGAGGTGAGATCATGAAAGGATTATTCGAAGCAGTGTTAAATTTAGAAGTTACTAACGGTACAGAAAAAGCCTATAAAAAAGCTTTTGAACAAGAAAATGAACGATATTTGACCAAGCATACGTTAAGAGATGGCAACGGTCATATCGTTAAAGATGAGCTTGAATCAGTTTGGAGCGGTAATTATTGCCACGTCGATATTTTGTATTCTATACCAGCTAGAAAAAGTAAATTAACTATTTCGATTGTGTCGAGAACTCTGCAAAATGTAAAAGATGCTGTCACTGATTATCAAATGCTTGGTGCTGAACTGGTCCATAAAAATTGGGAGTGATTTACTTTGAATAAAAAACCTGTTTTAACGATAGCGTTAAAACAAAAATTATACTGTCGGTATAGATTTTTTCAATTGTACTTCTTGAATATGTTTAACTATAAGAAGTTTTTGGAATTACAAGAATTCATTTTAGAAGAATTAAAAACGGATATAGAAAAATATTTTAAAGTTAAAGTGAAATAAAAAGTCTGACAAATGTTAGGCTTTTTATTTTGTCCGAAATGACGTTAAACTAGCGCAATGCTGGGCTTAATTGAATGGTGGGGCGCAATAAATGATCTAAAGCAATGCGGGGCGTGTAAACGAATCGTGGGGCGAAAGGAGAAACAAAATGAAACCAAACCTATTACCAATGGATTTACAAATGTTTGCCGAAGAAGACGGTGGTACAAACTTCACTTTCGATGATTTTAAGGCATTTGTAGAATCAAATGAAGAAGCACAAAAATTTGTACAATCACAGTCACAATCAGCTGCAGATAAACAATTAGAAGCTTGGAAACAAAATAATCTTGAAAAAATCAAGGAAACAACAATCAAGGAGTATGAAGAATCTAAGAAAAATAAAACTCCTGAACAAATTAAATTAGAAGAATTACAGGCTGAATTTGAAGCTGAAAAGGCATTACGTGTGACTAGTGATAATAAAGCTTTTGTTGCAGAAAAAATTGCTGGCTTAGATTGGGACGGAGATTTGAAAGATTCTATTTCTCAATTTATGTTAAATAATCTTGTTAGTTCAGATACTGAATTTACTAAGAAGGCTGTAGAAGGCTTTACAGAGCTTTTAGAAGCAATAAATGATAAGCATGCAGAAGCTATTAAAAATGTAGAAATGACTAAAGCTTTTGGTAATAAATCGCAACAAACCAACATGGTAACTGGTAATCAAACAAAATCGTTTGAAAATCCAGAGGCAGCATTAGGACAAAAATTACAAGCATTTATCGATTAGGAGGAAACTACAAATGAAAAAAAGTTCATTAAATAATCTTGAGTATTTAGATATTTCACAGGAAGTTAATGCATTACAAGTTCCAAATACACCATTTTTAAGCTATTTGTTAGGCGCAGGCAAAGTTGAAGCTGCCAAGTCAACTGAGATTAAATGGCGAGAATACGGCATGAATAATGATGATTCATCTGCTCAATTAGAAGGCGGAGAATACGCAGATGCGGAATCTGATCGTACATGGTTTAACAACTATACTGAAATTTTCAGAAAATCAACTTCTGTATCTGGCACATTAGATGCTATTAATGTAGATGGTGTAGGAAATGAATTGAATAGCCAAGTAGCTCTTCGTGCTACAGAAATGAAAATTGACTTAAATCGTAAATTGATTGTTGGTGTAAAGGCTGATGAATCTGGTTCTAAAGGTCGTCAGATGAACGGAATTTTAAATTTGATTAGCTCAACGAATAAAGTCGAAACAGCAGCTGCGGGGGCAGTAACAAGAAAAGATATTGATGCCTTATTTAAAACAATGTTCCAAAAAGGATACATGGGCGAAAAATTATGTTTAGTAGCACCTGATATGCAAGAATTAATGACTGATCAGTTGGATGAAAAATCAACAAAAATTGTGCAATTTGGCGATAAACTTACTTTTGGATTGCAAATTGGAAATATTGTCTCAAATTACGGTTCAGGAATTGCGTTAATTGAACCTAATTTACCTAATGGAACAATCGCAGCTATTGATACTAATTATGTAAAATTACGTCCACTACGTGAATGGCGTGCGGAAGAATTAGCAAAAACAACAGATTCAAGACGGATTGGATTAGTTGGTGAGTATTCAATTGAATACAAAGCTTCTAATTCTGGAGCAATCTTGAACTTGAAAGCCTAAAATATAATAACGAAGGAGGAAATTAAAAATGGCAACAGCAAAAAAAGAAGTAACCTATCGTGTGCTTGACAAGAAAAACTTTGTGGGCTTTATGCATCCTAAAACAAAAAAATTTATCACAGCAAACGAAAATAATGAATTTGTAGTTTCAGAAGACGATAAAGAAGCTATTGAAATATTAGAACGTGCTGCAGATACTTTTAAAGTTTAGGTAATGATGCTTTATGGTTGATGAAAAAAAAGAAGAAATCGTTGAGAAAATTCAATTGATGCTACCTAACGCTTCTGAAGATAGGATTTTGTCTGTTTTAAACCTTGTTATCTTTGAAATCAATTCTTACAATATTTATAAAATTGATATTGCTTGGGACGAGTTTGAACCACTTATAATTGAGGTTATCTACAAAGCTTTAAAAAACGAAATAGATAAGTCTGTAGCTAGTGTAAAACGTGGTGATACATCAATTAGTTATGTAGTTGAATCAAAAGACATACAATCACTCATGAAGAACTATAGCAGTGCTATTAAACGTATTTTAGGCTGTGATAGCGGGGTGTTTTTCTATTGAATGAAGCAGAAATTTTAGCAGCTACTTATTTTGATACCTGTATTATTGAGAGAATGAGCGATATTGAAAATACGGAAAGTGGGATTACTGAACAAGCTTATTTTCCAATTCATGATGGCAAGTTACCCTGTGCTTTCTCTCAAGGAAGTATGGGAAACTTACCTGTAATAGAAAACAAAGAAGCGTTTAATATCTCTTATGAAGAACAAAAACTTTTTTTAGAACCTAATATAAAAGTTAAAAAAGGAGATAGAATAACTATTGCTCAAGGTACAGGTCAAAAACATGTGTTATTTTCAAAAAAACCTTTTTATTATCCAAGCCATATAGAAGTAGTGCTATCAGGAAGTGCAATTGATGAGTAAAAGCGATCTTAGAATGAAATCAAATGCTGATAAAGTTATTGCAAATTTAAAGAAAATGACACCCATTGCTGAAAAAGAAGGTACTGCAATGGTGAATGATTCGTTAGCTAAAATTTATCAGTTAATTGTACCTTTGACACCAGTTAAATCTGGTGATTTAAGACGAGGCTATCGAATCATTAAAGCTAGAAAGTTGTCTAGCGGTCGTATCGTGGGAGCATTGATTAATAATGAAAAATATTTTAGGTATGTAAACGATGGCCATCGAACAAAAAATGGCGGATTTGTTAAAGGCAGATTTATGTTGCAAAAATCTAATAAATTAGCTCATGCAACATATATTCCGAAACGATTTAAACAAATGGCGATTATCATTGTTAAGAAAGGATAGATATGTACGATAAAATTTTAAAAATGCTTACTGACACAATAAAACAGTTCTCGAATGCGCCTATCTATCTTGGTGATGTAATGCAATCGTCAGAACCGTTTTATTTTGTGTTAAGTCTTGAAGAGAGTCTGACTGATAATGTAGGTCAAAACGTTCAAAATAAAGCATACAATGTTGATATTGCACTGGTTGATAGTAAGAAAGATAAACAATTAGTAACAAGCCTAACAGAAAGCTGTGGGGCTTTTTTTAATGTGTTGAATTTGGACGGAAATGAATTGTTTCCAGAAGATTATCAAACGTTTAAAACAGACGGAATTCAACATATCAATTTTAATGTTGCGTTCCCACAATTAATTGAATGGAGTGAAAAATAGATGGCAAAAAAGAAAAATGTAAGTGTCATTTCTGTAGAGAAGCCAACGTGGCTCCCACTAACAGACGAAACGGGCGCTTTTCCAGTTTACGGAACGCCAATTACAATCGGTACTGCTGTCAGTATCAAAACAGATGTTACAACAGAAACAACGCCTGACTATGGCGATAGTGTAGTTCAAGATCAGTATGTTGCATTTGATGGTGCAGAAGTTACTTTAGAAACAAACGGCTACCAAAATGAAGTTTTAGCTGAAATTACAGGGGGAAAAAAATTAAAGGGTGGCGTATTGCGGTCTGCGGATGATATTGCATCAGATGGAGCATTTGCTTACCGTCGCCGAAAATCGAACGGTAAATATCGCTATACGATTTTCTATAAAGGAAAATTTGCTTTAACATCTGATGAAACATCTACATTAGAAGGAAGTTCAGTATCTTATACTCATCCAGAATGGACGGGGTCTTTCGTTGATGTTCCAGGGTTGGGTTATATGTATTCCGTGGATGAAGACGATGAAGGTGTTGACTTAGAGATGATTAAAAACTGGTTTACTGAGGTAATGGATCCACGTAAAGAAAATACTACTGCTGTTACTGGTGTAACTTTAGACCAAACAGAGTTAAATTTAAAAGTTGGCCAAACAGCAACCTTAACACCGACAATTACACCAGATAACGCCTCAAATAAAAAATATCAGTTCCGTTCAGAAAGTGAGGCTATTGGAACTGTAACACCAATTCAAGGGAAGGTTACTGCTGTAGGAGAAGGGACAACGGAAATCGTAGTCACAACAGAAGATGGTAACTTTACCGCAAAATGTACATTAAATGTAACAACAGCAGATTAAAAATAACAGTTTAGGACGACCTTGTCGTCCTATTTTATATGGAGGAATTAAAATGGCAAGTAAATTTCAACAAAAAATTAAATTAATGATTAAAGATGGAAGCAAATATACTACAAAACAATTCACGTCGGCAGAATTTTTACCAGGTTCAGTCATGGATATAGGTACGGATTTACAAATCAGGTTAGAAGAAGCAACAAAAACAAATGATATGGAAGCAATTCGTCCTATTTTAAGAGAATGCTATGACTTTATTGCTGACGTTATTTTTGAAAAACAGTTTACTGGACAAGAATATATTGACGGTATGGATGCTCGTGAATTATTGAAAATTACAGCTCAATTGTTAGGTTCTGTTACTTCTGGTTATGATGCAATTTATTCTGAACAGAAAAAAAAGTAACGGAACTTTTATACCATCCTCATTTTAAGTACACGCCACAATATCGAGAAGCAGAACTAAAAAGTTCGCTTCTTGAGAATGGGTGGACTTTAAATGAGATCGAAAACACAGATTTAAACGAGCTTTTGAAAATTTATGCATTTAAAGATGCTGTAGACGAATTTGAAAATATCAAATATCTTGATGAAAATACTATGTTCTAAGAGGGAGGGGGTACTTTTTGAACAATGAAGACTTAGTCTTAAAAATGATACTGGATGAATCTGGCTTTTCACAAGGATTAAATTCAGCAGTAAAAAAGTTACAAGGCTTTGATGTTGAAGTTGATAGAACAGGACAAAAAGGCGGCCGATCTCTTGGGAGCATATGGACGTCGTTTGCTGGTAACTTTTTAGCCAGCGGAGCTACTAAAATCATCTCAAAAGGAATTGGGCTGATTACCAGTAATATTGACGGAGCTATCAATCGTGTAGATACGTTAAACAACGCAAATCGCGTATTTGAAAATATGGGCTTTTCAGCTGGCGAAACATCAAAAACAATGGATAGCTTAAAGAAAAGTATCCAAGGGTTGCCTACACCTTTAGACAGTGCAATTAAAGGTGTTCAATTAATTGCTTCGTCTACAAACGACTTAGGAAAATCAGAACAGATTTTCGCAGCTTTAAATAATGGTATCCTCGGCTTTGGTGGGTCTGCAGAGATGGTAGACAATGCTATTATCCAGCTTTCCCAATCGTTCTCAAATGGTAAAGTAGATGCGCAAACTTGGAACTCAATGATTAACAGTGGTTTGGGTCCAGCGTTGAATGCTTTAGCAAAACAGATGGGATTAACAGCTGGTCAGATGAAAGAAGGTCTCTCCGATGGTTCAATTTCAGTTGAAGAATTCCAAGATGCTTTAATCAAATTAAATAAAGAAGGCGGTGGCGGTCTTAAATCATTAGAACAGATTGCTAAAGATTCTACCGCTGGTATTAAAACAGGTTTAGCTAACATGAAGACTGCAATCGTTCGTGGTGTGGCCAACGTTGTTACTAAAATTGACGAAGGATTAAAAAGCGCAGGTTTTGGAAGTATAAGTGAAATCATTGCTGACAAAGGGGCAAAAATGGAAGCAGCTTTATCTAAATTTGCCGAGATGATTCCGCCAATGATTAAAACAGTCAAAGAGTTATATGATACCTTGGAACCTTTTGCGCCTGTACTTGCAGGCCTTGCTGGAAGTATCGGTACCATGATGACAATCAACAAGGTAAATAGCTTAGTCGAAGATGCAGTAAAAGGCTATAAAAATTGGCGTGCCGCTACTGAGGGAGTTACAACAGCTCAAAAAATTCTAAATACTGTTATGAAAGCAAATTGGATCGGCATCATTGTTTCTGCAATTGTTGGTCTGATTGTTTACATTGGTTATCTGTGGAAAACTAATGAAAACTTTAGAGAAGCGGTTAAAAATATTTGGAAAAATATACAAGAGTTTATCTCAAGCGCTGCAGATATTGTTGTAAAGGCTTGGGATTCCACAATGGAATTTTTCAGTAACATGTGGAATGGCACAAAAGAGGCTTTTTCGAATGCTGGCACATGGATGAAAGAAGCACCTGGAAATGCAGCCGACTGGGTTAAAAATAAGTGGAACGGTACCAAGGAATTTTTCAGTGGACTTTGGAATTCAACAAAAGAAGGCTCAAAAAATACATGGGAAAATATTAAACAAAGTGCTGCTGACAGTGCTAAAAGTGTTGGAGAAAGTTTTAAAAATGGCTTTGATAATGTGAAAGATTGGTTTAAGGGTGTTGGAAAATCAATATCAGATGTTTTCACAACAGCATTTGATTTTGTCTGGAAATATATTGGTCCATATGTAACAGGAATCAAAAATGCGTTTAAAATGGTTGTTAACGCTATGAAAGCGAACATTGAAAATGTCAAAATGATCGCTGAAAATGTCGTCACCATTCTAAAAAATGTTCTATTAGCTCCAATTCTTTTCATTACATCAATGATCACAGGTGGATGGGAAGAGGCAAAAGAAAACATGATTGCCGTTTGGGATAATATTGCTGAAGCTGCTCAGACTATTTGGTTCGGGATTAAAAATATCTTTTATAACACTGTTACAGCTATTTCCTATTCAGTCACTTCTATTTTTAATGGATTGATGTTGACAATTAAAAAGATTTGGATTGATGTGAAGTTATTTTTCACCTTACTCTGGATTGACATTAAATATGGAGCAATCAACGTTTGGATTGAAATTAAATATTCTATCATCGAAACGTGGATAAATATTAAATTTGAAGCAATTAGAATATGGGAAAGTTTGAAAACTTGGTTCTTTGAAACAGTAGAAAACATTAAAAATGGTGTAATTGATGGTTGGAATAACTTAAAACAAGGCACAGTTGATACATTTAACGCAACTGTTCAATGGTCAAAAGATACCTGGAATAATTTTAAACAGTGGATTGTTGATCTTGTGACAGGTATAAAAGACGGCATCATTAACGGTTGGGAAAACTTAAAACAGGGAACAATTAATATTTTCAACAATTTGGTACAAGGTGCTAAAAATGCGTGGAATAATCTTAAAAGAAGCGTTAGTGATACAGTTGAAAATGTGAAGCAAACCTTTAATGATATGCGCCATATCGATTTATTTGAAATTGGTAAAAATATTATCCAAGGATTAGTTAACGGTATTGGTTCAATGATTGGTGCTGTGAATAAAAAAATTAAAGAAGTTGCTGGTAATATTAAAGAAAAAATCAAAGGTGCTTTAGGCATTCATTCACCTTCAAGATGGATGCGGGATATGATTGGTAAAAATATTGTATTAGGTGTTGTAGCTGGTATTGACCAAGAAAAAGGAACGCTTGACAAATCAGTGAAAAAAATGACCGATTTACCAACAGAGTTACCAAATTTTTCTACTACTGGCAGATATATCAACCAACAAGGAGCTCAAACAGAAAGCTTAGCTAAAAATAAAGGTAATGCTACGACTAATATTGGCGGTGATACTTTCAATATCAATATACAAGCTATGGGAAAATTAAATGAAAAACAATTAATGGATATGGCTAAAGACCTCGTTAAGTATATTCAAATTGTTAAAAATAGAGATAGTGATGCAACGGGGGGTGCTTTTGGTGGAATTTAAAAGAGGACAGTTTTTTCTTAATGGAAAACATAGTTCTGAATTCAATGTATTTATGAGAGAAAGACCTGAACGACTTTCTGCAGGACGTGTGGTAGAGCTTAGGGAGCGAATGGGTAATGATTCAATAGCCGTTGATTTTGCATATTATAAAAATGTAGAACGTACCATTACATGCTATGCGAAAGCAAATACTTTACAAGAAGTTTCTTTTTTAGAAGATGAAATTTCCTTTTGGCTCGATATGGGAAACTATTCTGATTTTATTGTCTATTTTGATGAGCATTATATTTATCAGGCGATTGTAACGAGTCCACCAAAATTTACAGGAACAAGAAAAAGCGGGGTTTTAATTCCTTTTGAATTTACTGTAAGTATCCGACCTTTTAAGAAAAATCGTATTGGCCAATATTGGATAAGTAATCCTAATCAGTTAATCAATACAGAAAAATATCCTTCAGAACCCATTATTCAGATTTTGGGGTCTGGGGATATTTCTTTTTTTATTAATAATCAATCATATTCATTAAAAGCAATTAACGGTGACATCATTATAGATTCAGAAAAACAAGAAGCTTATAGAAAATCAGGTGGAGCATTTGAAATCTTGGATCATAAAACACTTTTTAAAGATTATCCGATTTTAAAATGTGGAGAGAATAATTTTCGCTGGACTGGTAAAGTAACAGAGTTTAAGGTTCAGCCGAATTGGAGGCGAAAGGTTTGATTCCAGTTATTTTTAAACCTGGAGAAAAAGATTTTTCAACAAATGGATTAGGACGTCTTGTTGATGCGACACGTTGCGAAATCACTGAAGAAGCAAACGTAAAATATGAACTAGAAATGGACTATCCAGCGATTAGCAGATTTAGTGATTATTTCGAAAATGGCTATCAAATTAAAGCAAAGCCAAATGACTTAGAAGAATACCACATTTTTGAGATCAAACAAACGTTTAAAGATACTTTTACTAATAGCATTGTTATTTATGCCCAATCTCGTACTTATAAGCTAGGAAACAGACAAGTGAGGCTAGTAACAGTTGATAATCGTAATGGTGCAGAAGCAATGAAATTAATCGAACAGAACATGGACGAACCTTGTGATATCAAACTATATTCTGATATAAATACAGCTTCTAGCACTACATTTGAAGCTAGAAATGTATTGAATTGTATTGCAGGGGAACAAGGTTCTCTACTTCAATACTGGGGCGGAGAAATAAAACGAGAGCCTTTTAAATTATCTTTGCTAAGGCGTAGAGGACGAGATAACGTTGGAACTGTTCGTTATGGTAAAGATTTAAAAGGATTAACCATTAAATTTGATTGGCAATCAATTGTTACTAAAGTTTTGCCATTTGCAGAGCTTCAAAGTGGAGCAGACGGAACTTCTCAACGGATTTATGGAAATGCAGTTAAAAGCGAATATATCAGTAAGTATCCTGATGTTTACGCTCAATACATCCAATTTACTGAAGATCAAGGAGTAAAAGATTTAGCTAGCTTAAATAAAGTGGCAAGTAAATACTTCACTACATTATATCCAGGAAGTGATAAGCCTAAAGTTTCTATTGAATTAGAAATTGAGAAACTTACAGATTCAGAAGAAGCAAAAGAATTTGCTAAGATGCGTAACTACAATTTATTCGATACATTCATTGTGTACCACAAGCTTTATGATATTGACATTCAAACGAAAGTTACAGGAATTGTCTATGATGCTTTAGCAGAAAAAACAATAAAAATCACTGCGGGAGATATCCAAGTTGCTTTTTATAAACAGCAAAGTCAAGACTTTCAAGAAGCTATAAAAACATTGACAAAAAAAGAGTATATGAGTGATTTTGTAGATTATATTACTGATTTGATTAACGGTGTTGAAGGCGGAAGTATACGTCAGTATCCTAAAAATCGACCTAACACCCATTATTACTTAGATACGGAATCCACGGATACTGCAAAAGATGTGATTGCAATTAATCACAAAGGAATTGGATTCTCAAGAACTGGTTGGAAAGGTCCATTTAAAAATGCGTGGGGAATTAATGGAATAATGAATGCGGACTTTATAGGAGCTGGCAAAATAAAATCCAATATTTTTGAAACATCATTTAATAGCTGTGGAGATATTTTACGTATGGTAAACGGTACTTTACAAGCTTGGAATAATAAGAAAAAAATCATGGAATTAACTAAAAAAGGGATGGAGTTTTGGAATGGTAATAGTCACGTTGGCACGATGGGAACAAAGGGAAATCCTTTTCCAGGGTTAGCAGATAAAAATGGAAATCCTGTAGTTTCTGATGGGAATTCATTACTATTAGTCGCAGATAATCCCCAAAAAATTATTGGTTTGTCTAACCAATCAGGCACAGGACATTTAATTACTGGTCCTACACAGTTTTTTGTTGG